AATGATGCCCGACTAAAATTTAGGGATATTCTACCACAATAACCGCTAAAAATAGTCAAGAATTTAAGCAAATTAAATAAATTTAAATTAGAGATGAAGAATAGAAATAAGAATGGTGGGTTGTGAGAGGCTCGAACTCTCGACCGACGGATTAAGAGTCCGCACCAATGTCAATAGAAGTTAATTAATAACATCTTATAAATCAACCACCTAAGCATATAGACATTATATATTTATCCATTAATCCTCTCAACTTTTCACACTATTTCATACCTATCTCGTCAAATTCTCGTCAAACTAAAATTATTTAATCTTAGCTGTTTATTAAGTTAATGATAAACAGTATTTAGAAAGTGCGGCGAAAATTTACCGCACTTCCCTACTTAAAAATCTACATCGTGCTGTTTGCCTGAAACCTCACTTTCATAAGCTGTTTTGCAGTGATTGCGGTCAAAGAAAATACCGTTGATGACACGATATAACACCTGCCAACGTTTTTTCGGGTTCTCGGCTAATATTGCCCCTCGGTAAGTGCGACTGGAAAGTGTCTCGTCTGCGGCGCCCCCTGTGAGGGCGTTAAACAGTTGGTCTATGGCGATAATCACGTGATAGCCATAACGTGTTAATTTGCGTTTAATTGCCATTGTTTAATCTCCTGTTCAAGTGCGGTTAATTCTTCGGGGGTTTTTAACGCCAGTAAGCGGTCTTCAAAGGCTTGACGTTGTCCTATAATGATGCCAATCACGACGGCAAACTGGGCAGATTTTTCAATCACTTTTTCCACCAATATTTCAAACGGTACACCACGATTTTGGGCGATTTGTGTGAGCATTGGGGTTTCTGTTGAATTATCCGCCTGCCACGCTAACGCTTCTTTTTCTTGCCGGTAAAAACTTTCAATTTCTGTCTGTGGATAGCCTGCCAGCAAGCTGTTTTTAAGTTGGTCGGCTTTGTCTGATAACTTATTGAGTAAGTTTTCTTTTTGTTGTGTAAAAAGTGCGGTCTGTTTTTCGGTTGAAATTTCCCACGTGAGGGTATCAAGATTTAACTCATGTGCAGCACTAGGTTGTGGCTCAATCAACGCAGGGTGCCCTGTTTTGTTTGCGATAATTTGCTTGCCTTGGGCTTGTCCGTTAAGCAGCTCAAGGTAGGTTTCTTGGCTAATTTCTACCGCACTTTCTGGCACAAAACCGCCGTCGGTGTCATCAAAAAAGCCGTTTTTGTAGTAGATTGTCATTGTGTTTTCTTTTTTTTGTATTTACATTTTCTTTCTTGCTGTCTATAATGTATTTACAAAATACAGCATAAACTGCAATGAAAATTGAATTTGACCCTAATAAAAATCAACGTAATATTGAAGTGAGAGGGCTTTCTTTCGAACAAGCTCAATATCTTCAATGGCACAGTGCTTTAATCTGGAAAGATGAACGCACGGATTATGGTGAAGTCCGCTGGAATGCACTTGCTTATCTAGATGAGCGACTTCACGCTATTTGTTTTAAGATGACTAAAACCCATTTACGAGTGATTAGCTTTCGTAAAGCAAACAAACGAGAGGTAAAAAAATATGAACAACATCGTCAGCGATAATGAACGCTTCAACCTTGAATTTACAGATGAAGAATTAGACAAATTCAAACCAATTGAAGATGTTATGCCACAAAATTTACTGAATGCCTTATTAACGCACCAATCCAATATGGAAAATCAAGGGTTGATGCCCCGTAAATTAACGAGAGGTAAGCAAAAACAGCCTACAAAACAAATCGTCACTATTCGCTTGTCTGCCGATGTGGTCGAGAAATTCCGTGCCACAGGTAAGGGGTGGCAAACCCGTATCAATGAAGTTTTGCGTCAATATTCTTCTCAGTTGTAAGCGTAATGTGGGCTTATGCCTACATATTATTATAAAGTTCTCCCTCTAGGCTATTGGCGTATCGGTAATAATTCGTTGATAAGGCTATCTTTTCCAACGTCCGATAGTCATCCAATCTGCAGACCCTAAATACCAGTTTGTTATTGTCGCTGTGGTGTTCGTTTTAGGTTGCATAAATACCCAGTTATATTGTCCTTTTCCGCTTGCTCTTGATTCATATCGTTCTGTAATAAAACATCGATATTCTTTATCTATATATGCAATCGGTAGAACAAGATCTGTATGCACTGCAGTATTGCCTCGAGTAAAAACAATTCGCCCTGTTTGTATCATCGTCCCGTCTGGATATTTTCTAATTTCAACATTACCAATTCTTTGATAGGTAATGGCTGCATTAATAATTTGAGAGGTCGCTTGATTAAAATCCGTAATCTGGCTCACGGTATGGGTATGATTACGCGCTGCTTTATCTTGTAATCCTTGCGCTAATCGCCCTGCATCAAGCGCACCAGCATTAGTTACCTCGCCGTGGGATTTAATCCAAAACACCACATCGTCAAAACTATTAAGGGCTTTGATGCAGAGTTTGAGATATACTCTATCCAGCCGTCGCCATCATTCGCCCCCATATTTAAGAGGTGATTAGCATTTGCATAAGTTTGCGAATCAGCCATCCCAATGCCACGAAACCCAATGATTTTAGATTCAAAACTTTTGGTACCTTGAATCGATTCATTGCCCCTTAATCCCACTTTGCGCTCTGCGGTAGTTTTGGCGTCTACTGCTTTGTCATAGGCGGTTTTGGCGGCGGCACTGGTTGCAACGGTGTCTGAACTACTGCTATTTACTGCAGAGGATTTTTTGCTATTGGGGATAACATTACCAAGTGAGCGAGTATTGGAATCAATCAGTTACTTAAGCTGATAAGCGGTTTTAGGCGTCGATGCTAAATCTTCTCTTTGGTTATTGTAGCCCGTGTAGAGTTTGGTTTCGCCTTTTTGAGTTAAACTTGCCCTCTTTCAGTTGTCATCAATAATCTTCACAATAGTCTCATAAAGCTGAGTTCGCTTATTTTCTACGGGCTGGAATCTCGCTTTTTGCAATACATAATGCGCTTCAGCTTGTACATCGCGTACTCGGTCTTGCAAATTATTTAGCCACGTATCAGTTATTCACGTGCCTTGTTCGTTTGTTGCTGGATTAGCATTGTGGAAGAGTCCATCATTTGAATCAATTTGAGGCATTAAACTTTTCATAAATTAAGATTCTGTTTGATAAGCAAAATAACAGTAGGTGTGTGCAGGTTTTAAATCTCGGAAGAACTCCTCAATAATTGGGTTGCAAGGCTTCTTCGGCATATTGTTGTGCAATTAAACCTATGCGTGACACATCTTTTTCGCACGGAATAAGATGGAGCAGAGAGCCTACACGCCCATCTGCCCACCAAGAGCCTAATGGTGTGGTCAATCTGATATACGCTGCATTGGCAAGCGTACTGATTTGTTTACTTGTATAGTCCCCGGTAAACGGGCTGATCTCTCTGTCCATATTGACAGGATAAGATAAGAGGTAAAAAGAAAGGAGATGCAGGGTTTCAGCATCTCCTTTAAGGTTAGATTATTCAGGTTTACTGGTTTTTCCTCCGCTATCGCCAGTATGTTTGTGGTTCCTTAACGAAATTGTACCAGCTTCCACATCGCCGTCAGTCGTAAAGCTACCGCCACGTTGTTCTACATTACCAGTAAAGCTCGCACCACTGCCACCTTGCACAGCCATACCACCATTACCATTGATTTGCCCTTGGGCAGTAAAGACCTGATCGGTTTCAACCAGTGGACTTGATATATCCACTTTTGTTGCAGCGTTAATCTTTAATACATCACAATCAATCTCAATTAACCGCCCCTTTTTTAATACAATGCTAGAGCCACTTTCATCATAAACGGCCACTTCGCCACCTTGCAGATTTTTCACGCGGAAAGAACCGTTCTCGGTTGCAATCACAATACCGTGGGTAGTTTGTCCGCCAATGGGTAAAATCACTGCTTGCGTATTTGCTGGAGGCACAGAAGTAAAGCCAAACTGCTGCATCAACTCTACATCTTGTAAGGTTTCATCCGCAAGCCCTGAAGCTTGCACTTTTTGAATATTGTCCGCACTTTTTACTAAGTGCAGCACACCTCGAAAGGCTTGACGGATTTCCTCTGCCGCACCTTGCGCCTTTTGCTGAATGGCTTGGCTTAATCGTCTCATTTTGTCCCCTTAATTCGCAGCCACCCAGCTGCCATGTCCGTTAGTAGCCATTAATTTTTTACCCTTACGCTTACGTGCTTTTTCTGCTTTTGCGTTGTAAGCGTCTGGTGTCCAAATGCCGTCTTGTTTAAAGCGTAGTTCCGTTTGTGTGCCAGCGTTTCGGCTCAGCATAAAACGTCGCCCCATTAAAAAGAAAATGGCATCAATCTCATATTCCTCGCAAATGACATGCACACGTTGCCCTGGTTGCCATAATGTACCGTCTTGCATTTTGTGATCGGGTACAACGATAGTAAGGGTAAAACCTTCTAGCATACTGTCCGCAATGTATTTTTTCGCCCATTTTTGCAAGGCTTCCAAGTTATCCACATCAGATACCACCACAGTTTTCGGCTTGTAGGTAGTCATGTCAGGATCGTGATAAACCCATTTCAGATCGTTTTTGTTATCTTGTCCTTGCTTGCCATGGCTTTGTGCAAGAAAAGTGACTTCGCTAAACCGATTTGATACATCAAACGTTAAATCCGACTGCTCAAAGTTGTTTCGTTTGCCGTCTTTCATGCAACACAAGGTCGCCACAGGTGGTGTGCTGTAATCCGCACCGCCCACAATTAGCTCTCCATTTGGCTCAAACCACAAATGCAAGCCTGCCGAGTTCGCACAACGCATTACCGCATTCCAAGCTGTTTCGCCCACATCAATATCGACTTTATCTAATGTTGGATTATTTTCCGCACGCAATGCCACTTTTTTAATACCAAGTGGTTCAACAATTTTTTTTACCGCATCTAACACAGTCAAGCCTTTTACATTGGTGATGGGGGCAGAGCAATCCACAAGGATACTCGCACGGTCACGCCCATTGAGGCTATAAGTGCGGTTAGTTTTACTCATAGTATGCTGTGCCGTATCCACGATGCCTGTCATTACCAGCTCGCCATTAATGCGCACTTTCACTTCAGCCCCAGAAAAATCAGGTAAAACTGTGCTATTTGAAGGCACGCCCAAATCAAATTTAAAGGCGTCGGCAGGGATTAAAAAGTCACTATCAATATCATAACTTTTCCAGCTATTGTGGGCTTTACCGTCCACTTCCAACGTAACATCATTTTCATAAGGGTAATTATTTGACATAGCTGTTTAACCACTCCCCACGCTCAACAAAATTCGGATAATGGATCTGCGGATTCAATCTTAATAATTCATCTGCGCGTTTGTAATCCTGATAAAATGCATGTGCAATTTGTTGCACAGTACCGCTAAATGGTACTTCACGCACCATTAAAGGCGGTTTACGATTAATTGCCGCAAGGGCAAGTTGAGTAAACTTATGCGCTTTATTGCGTAATTGCTCTGCCGTATTGTGTGCAGCCGTATAAAAACTCGTATTAGTCGTGCTTAATACCGTGATCTTTTCCCCACGATGTTCATCGTCTGCTTGTTTGCGTAACAATTGTAAATTATCCATAATTTGTGACCGCACTTGAGTCGTGATGTAATCAATATCCTGCGGCAATAAATCATCGTCCTCTACCAATTCAGTGGCAATACGCAACAAAGCAACACTGGAGGCTAATTGCATCATTAAATGCACAGATTCAGTATCATCCTTACTAAAAGAGGTCGTTAATGATTTCAATGCCGCTTGTTCTTTGGCAGATTTAATATTCTTACCACTCACTAAATCAGCAGGAATATGCTTGATTTGACGTATTGTGCGGAGTACCTCATCAAATTTTGCACGCAGGGTTAAGTCCTTGCGTGCAGCAATTTGGCGCAACCCAGAATCAATCATGGTTACCAAATCACGCACAGAACGGCTAGATTTTGCTTTAAAGTTATCTTGTGTCACGACAGGCGACACACCATACTTGGTTTTGTCAAAATCAAATAACCCGCGCACTTGCTCAAAACAGCCAAATAATGCGCCATAAACACCCAACAAACGTGATTTTGTATTAGCGGCAAAGGCAACAATCTCCATAAATTCGCCATACAATGCCATCACATCATCAACAACGTTTTCTAATTCAGTCAGTAAGGCATCTATTTTTGCCAATAGGGAATAATTAAAGACAAAAATCGGTTTAGCTGGCGTAGATTCAATAAAAGTCAAATCTAACGCCACATAATCAATCATTTCTGCTTCGTGATGAAAACTCGCCCCAGTGCAAATCATATTTTGCAAACGCCCACGAATCGGATGCACTAATGTTGCCGCCCCTGATTTTTGTAGCACGCTTAAAAACTTCTTAAAGTCCGTGTAATAGCCTGGCCCATAAAATACGGCTTGCATACGCACGGTTAATGGATTTAACCCCAAATCTTCCACGTCCGCGCCATTGACGAAAGGATAAGCATGCTCAATGGTTGAGCGATAGACATCATCATCCACCGAAAGCACATCAAAACGCACGCCACGAAAACTCGCACGTTGCACAGGCATTGTCCAACCAGCCATCTTTTACCCCCGTTTTAAGTCTTGATATTGATACTGAGACGTTTGTTCAGCCACAATCCGTCCGTCTAAATCCACCTTGATTTCGTTTTGAATCGTGAAATTTTGGCTTTCAATGGCGGTTTTTAATCCGTCGCGAATGGTTTGCCCAAAATGCTGAAAATCAGCTTGATAGTTAGCCAAGCTAGATAAATCACCCAGTGTGCGACTTAAAGCGGAGTCGGTGTCATTAGCCGCTACAGATAAACCTGAATAGCCTTTCCCCTGATTGCGAATTTCCGCAATTTTCACCGCACTTTGGCGCGTGCGCTCATCATATTGGGCTTGCGTGAGTGTGCCTCGCTCAAGACGTAAAGCGGCAACTTCATCTTTACGTGCAATTTCAGCCATTTCGCCCGAGCGAGAAGCCGTCCCCCAGACTGAATTTTTGTTATAACCGAAACCTTGCGGTGCGTAATGGGTTGTGGTCGGTTTATTGCCACCGTAAGCATTGGCATAAAATTGGTTTTCTAACTGCTTTTCTTGCGCAGTTTTGGCTTCGGCTTTTTCTTCAACCTTCGCTTCTTCCGTTGTACGTTGTTCTCCAGCAATCATTAAACCACCTACAACCATTACCGCACCTGTTGCGGCAGTGATTTTTCCGCCTATATTGAGTAATTTGCCAGCCCCATTCGCAATCGCGGATGTTGTTGCTGCGCCTTGGGTCACTTTACCTAAAGCACCGCCCCCCATTTTCCCACCTGTTAATAAATCAACTAGAGAAAACCCAGCAAGTCCTGCACTGAAAATTTGTAACGCGTCAGTCGCACCAACAACGGCTTTGGTTAAATTTGGAAATTCTTCTATATTTTCACTTAACCAGTCTGCTGCATTTCCTAATCTATCATTTGCACCATTCCAGTTTTCAATTGAATTCATTTCCTGTTTGTTTTTAGCAATCTGAAAACGAACTGAATTTTGTTGGCGCATAAAATCAAAATCTTCTTTATTGAAGTCGCCTTTTTCAGCAATGGCATATTGCTCATCTACATTTTGAGCCGTATTTTTATCCCGACGCATTGCAAACATTGCCGTGCCTGCTTGAATATCTGGCATCACTTCAGCAAGTTTTGTGGTTTCCACATATTTCGCTATACGCTCTGCAATAGCTTGAGCTTCTTTATCGTCTTTTGCGTTATTAAGTTTTTTTAGCAGTTTTTGATACGTTTTATCACTTGCAAGCACCTGATCAATTATGCTCATAAAGGCTTCAATCGCATTTTTGCCTGTTTTCATTTCGTTGGTCATGGATTGTTCAAAATCAATGCCACGGGTTTTCTTGGTTTTGGGATCATAAACTTCTAATTTTTCAAATTTTTTTGCTGTATCACTAGAACGCAGTTTTGAAAAGAAATTGACTAAGTTAGTTGAGCTTTGTCCCGTACCACCTGATACCTTATAAACTTGTTGCGCACCTTTAAACACCTGTTTTAAGTCTTCCAATCCACCCAAGCCAGCATTGCCTGCGGCTGAAAGAAATTCAGGGGCATAACGCGCCATATCTTTTAATTCAAAACCGCCCGCTTTACCCGACGCACTGGCATAATCAAGTGCTTGTTGAATATCATCAACTTTAATGCCGAAATTCAGCAATGAATTGACTAATGCGGCAATATCATCAGTGCTTGCCCCAGTTGCAGTAGCGTTCATTTGTATCGTTGGCAAAAGTTTTAATGCGTCCTCAACCGAAACATTGCCTTCACCAATTAAACGTCCAACAGCCCCTAATGCATCTTCTTTTGTGCCGCCATAATTTAGCGATGCTTTAATTGCGCCATGGATTTTTTCTTTACCTTTTGTCTTTTCTTCTATACTTGCACCTGAATAAGCTGTATTTGCAATTTTTGCCACTTCAAGATCATAATCTGCCGCCTTTCTAATTTTGGGTACAGCAACCGCTGCACCAGCGGCAACACCTACCGTTGCACCCGCAATATTTCGCCCAACATTGCCTAATCGTTGCCCCCACGTGGTTTTCCCCATTTCTGCATTAAGCCCAGCAATTTTTGAGCGCGTCGCTTCAGCCGCACGTGCTAATTCTCGGCTGGTTGCCGTACCGCTGCGTTTCAATCGGTTATAAGCGGCAATGGTATGATTAATTTCCTGTTGGATTTTATGTTCACTTCGCACGCCTAACCTTTCACGCACTTGAGCCATAGCACGTGTGCTTTGCGTAATCTGCGATTGCGCTCGTCGAAACACACGACTTGCTTGGTCTTGCGCTTTCAGCTTCAACGCTAAATTCAACTCAGCCATTTTTAAACCCTCTTTAAACTCATTTTAAATCCACAAAAAAAGGGGCTTACGCCCCCTTATTTTTACGACGCATAAGGTTGTAATGCACCGTGTTGCCTTTTTCTGACTGAGTTTTAATACCTTGCGAATATTGCCAACTTGCCACCCACGCAGCAACTTCAGCGTGACACATTGCTCGTACTTCTTCAGCAGTAAACCCAAATTTAGCCAATAAAATAACCGCACTTCGGTAATTCTTCTCGGCATCAAACACACCGTAATGTTGTTTTATTCGGTTTCGGCTTTGCTCGGGCTTTCCCCAGCGTCGATGTGCTTTTTTCGCAGTTCTGCGATAGCTTGCGTAATCAGCACATAATCATCCGTGGCAAGGTTATCCAGTAAAAACTGTGGCGTGAGCTTATCTTGCGCAATACCGATAATATCAAGCTGTTCAGATAAATAAGCCAAGTCCACGAGCATTTGCTCCGCTTTCGTGAGGTTTTCTTTCTCATCTAAACCAAGCTCGGCGACTTTCTCAAGGGCAGTACATTCACCGCCCAAAGTAAGTAATCGCACGTAAAAGTCAAAATAACGACGATCACCGTAAGGAATACCAAGCAATAAACGCATTATTCTTTCACCTCTTTAAGCGCATTCATCTGGATATCAATAACGGCTTCGTTATCCACCGTGTATTTCTCGCCTACTTGGGTAGTAAAGCAACCAAGGTAGGACGTGCGCTTATCTTCTTGATTAAGCGGATATACCGTGATTTTCGCATCACTGATCCCCGCCCAATCAATTTCCGAACCATCCACTGGCATTGCTGCCGTCAATGATAATTCCCAAGTCGCAATGCCTTTGGCAAAACCACGTGCACGCCCTTCAGAGTTCATGGTTTTGACTAATTTACGCCCAGTTTGTTTTGTCACGTTTAAATCGGTAATTTCAATTTCCGTGCCGTCCACTTCAAGCACAGCCGAACCTGCATATTTTTCCATTTACGCCCCCTATAAAATTAAATCAATTCGGTTAGCGACAACGTGTAAGCCATTTACCACATCCGCTGGGATTGCCGTATCTAAACGATTTGGATCTTGGCCATTGCGCACAACAAGCAATTTACCCTTGTTCGCATCCACATTTTCTAAAATCTCTTGTTGCTCTAAACGATAGAGCACATCAAGGATTTCCGACCGCACTTTTGGTGGGGTACGATTAGATAATTTCGCACGAGGGAAACGTAACTCAATACGCTGTTCAATGGCTTTACGCGTATAATCAAGTGTACGAATTGTGGTTAAATCTAACCACGCAGGATCATCTACATTCGCCGGTGACTTGGTATAAGTCGTAATTGCACGCATAATTTGCACACGATTATTGACCACTGTAATAGGGGTTAAACCGTGGAATAACGCCTGATTGACTTCGGTTTTTAACGGTGTTTGAGTGGCATCAACAGGGGTTAAACCTTTAATCTCCAGCGTATTTAACGGTTTAGCTGGGTCTTCTTCGCCTGCAATAACCGCCCCATATCCCGCAGCGATTAAGGCATTAGATTCCACCGCCCCTTTATACCAACCCACTGTAATGCGATTCGCATTAATTTTCTCGGTATAAGTGGTAGCGCTTGCCAATGTGCCATTAAAACCTAATACGCCAACACCTGGTTTTTTCTCAACAGGACTTGCGAGAAAAACGAAGTACAGCTACATTCATATAAATGTGAAACAAATGGGCATTGAACCACTACTACGTCAACATCTTCAAGAACAATACTCGGCAGGTAGCTTAACTGACTTAAGCGATGATCAACTTACGAAAGTTTACCAATTTATTGCAGGTAAAAAGCGTACATTATTTAAATAA